CAATTAACTATACAGTACACTACAGTTACACAGACACAGGTTACTTCTCCAGATATATTTACAATAATTAATACCACAGTTAGCTCTAATACCACAACCGGTGCGCTTACTGTTGCAGGTGGAGCAGGTATTGGTGGTAATTTAAATGTAGGTGGAACGGGTACATTTAATGCTATCTTTGGTAATAGTATCACAGCAACCAGTATCACAGCAACTAGTATCACAGCAACTAGTACTATAAGTGCAAACACACTATCGGTAACAACGGTTGGAACTATTGGTGGTGCAGTAATATTAACTACCGCTACAATTGGGACTTATGCCAATCTTGGTATTCCTCAAAATAGCCAAAGTGCGGCATACACAACTATTGCTTCGGATGCAGGGTGGTGTATTTTTCACCCTGCAAGTGATGCTAATGCTAGAACATTTACTATTGCGGCAAACGCATCAGTACCTTACGCTTTAGGTACTGTGATTCAGTTTATTAATATGTCAACACAGGCTGTGACAATTGCCATCAACTCTGACACATTGACGTGGGCGCAGGGTGGTGCATCAGGATCTAGAACTTTGGCACAGTACGGTGTTGCCAATTGTATTAAAATAGCAACAACTCAATGGTTACTAACAGGAACTAATGTGACATGAGTGGCATTCTTAATGCCTTTGTTGGAGGTTCTTATGATTCCCCACCTATCAATACAATAGCTCCTGCTGTTACTGGAACAACTCAATTTGGCTCTACGTTGACAACGACCAACGGAACTTGGACTTCTCGATCTACAATTAGCTATACATATCAGTGGTATAGAAGCCCAAGTACTGTAATCAGTGGAGCCACAGCAACTACTTATACATTAGGTTCAGCCGATGTGGGCAATACTATATATGCAATAGTTACTGCAACAAATGTAGTTGGTAGTACAGGTGCAAAATCAAATACAACAACAACTATAGTAGCAGTTGTCCCAGGTGCACCAACGATTGGAACAGTGACAGTCACTGTTACAACAGCCAGTGTGCCATTTACAGCACCTGCTAGTAATGGTGGTGCAACTATAACAAGCTATACAGCAACAAGTAGCCCTGGCGGGATTACCGGAACATTAAGTCAAGCTGGATCCGGAACTATTACAGTATCTGGGTTAGCCAATGGTACTACATATACGTTTACAGTAACTGCTACCAACAGTGTTGGTACCAGCTCTGCTAGTACATCTAGTAACAGTGTTACAACTAGCGTATCTAAACCTAGTTCAATTAGTTATCTAGTTGTAGCAGGTGGCGGTGGAGGCGGTTGGGGTAATCAATCACCGGGTGCTGGAGGAGGAGGTGCTGGAGGAATGAAAACTGGAACTGCAGGTGTAACTGCTTGTACGGTTTATGCGGTGACAGTAGGAGGAGGAGGATCAGGTGCCGCTTCTGCTACTACCAAAGGTTGCTCAAGTAGCATAGGTACTTTAAGCATATCTACCTGTGGTGGTGGTAAAGGTGGTTCATATTATTGTACTAACGGAGCATCTGGACTTGCTGGGGGCAGTGGTGGAGGATCTACTTACGGTAATAGCAGTGGTGGGACTCCTGTTAGTGGGCAAGGTTATGCAGGTGGAGTAGGAATAACCGGAGTTCCGCAGAATGGCGGTGGTGGCGGAGGTGCTGGAGGAGTTGGAGGTAATCCGTCTTCGACATATTGTTCAGGCGGTGGAGGAGCTGGAGGAGTTGGTTTACAGTCAAGTGTAACTGGATCTGCAGTGTATTATGCGGGTGGCGGTGGTGGCGGTGGTGGCATTTATGCCGCCACTGGCTATTCTGCACCAGGTGGCTCTGGTGGTGGCGGCTACGGTGGATCAAAACTTGGAAGTGGGGTTAGTGGAACAAATGCAACGTCAGGAACCAATGGCTGTGCTAACACCGGCGGCGGAGGCGGAGGCGGAGGTGCTTACCAAAGTAGTCCATGTACAAAATTTGCAGGCGGAAACGGCGGCAAAGGTGTAGTCATTGTAAGTTGGAGCGACTCTTATTCACCAGCTACCTCCGTTACAGGAAGTCCTACATATACTCACAATACATCCGCACATCTTCATGTTTATCAATTTAATGCCAGCGGATCTTTTACAATTTGATTATCCAAACATTTATTAATTCAGTCATACATAAATAAAAATTAGTTAAATACAAGTACTATGAGCTTCCCAACTTCCCCAACTAACGGTCAAATTGCAACACTGAGCAATGGAATTACTTATTCCTATACCAGTGCAACTAACTATTGGGCTAGACTTGCTGGTGGAGTCTCAGCACCCCCATCCTTTAAAAATAGATTGATCAACGGTGCAATGACATTTGCACAAAGAGGTAGCTCACCTGTGAGTAATCAGGTAGCAAGTTCAACTTTAAAATATAATACACTAGATCGCTGGGGTTATTGGGCTAATGCTTTGGGATATTTTTATCTAGAACAGAGCACGGCAAGTGTTCCAACAGGTTATACCAATAGTGCATTGATCACATCGGGATCTGCAACAACAGTATCTTCGGGAGTCTATGCAACTTTCAGCCAACGTATAGAAGGTTATAATGTTGCTGACCTAGCATGGGGAACTAGTTCTGCACAATCGGTATCGGTATCATTCTGGGTAAACTGTTCACTGACAGGAACATTCAGCGGGTATGTATCTAACAGTGGCAATACCTATAGTTATCCATTTACATTTACTATATCAGCGGCAAATACATGGGTACAAATTACACGGACAATTCTGGGACCAACAACAGGATCGTGGAATAATACCACCGGAATTGGTATAGAATTTGGCATTACATTAGCCGCAGGATCAACTTACCAAGATACTGCTAATGCATGGACTACAAAAAGTTTTGCTATAGGTTCTGCTGGTTCAACTAATTTATTAGCAACCAATGGTGCTACAATGTATATCAGTGGCGTGCAATTAGAAGCAGGTGCGTCGGCTACAACTTTTGACTATAGAGACTATACTAGAGAACTGCAGATGTGTCAGCGATATTATGAAATGTCATACGATGTTACAACTCCACCTGGTACAGCTACAGATGTTGGTATGACAATACAACGAGGTACAACCCAAGGGGGAGGAGCTTTGGGATCTACAGTGAATTTTAAAGTTACTAAAAGAGGTACACCGTCTCTTTCTTTTTGGAATACCAGTGGCGGTACCGGATGGTCTGGTACTTATTCAGGAGGCGGACTTACTCTTACTCCTAGTCCAACAGGAGTTGGAGTAAACGGATTTTATCAAAATACAGCTTCTGGTATAGGTGCTTGGACAAACGCAGAAATTTATGGTCAATGGACGGCATCATCGGAGTTATAAAAATGTATCAATTAGTAAAGAATTTAATTACAAACAACATTGAGATAGTTAAAAGGCTTGAAGACAATCTTTATATTCCTTTTGCACTAGATAATACTGACTATGTTATTTTTAAACGTGATGTATCTAACAGTGTAGACATCAATGATTCTAACGGCACACCGTTGACCAATCAACAGAAGCGTGATCTCTACGCTACTCTACCTTAATCTATTAAGTCTAATAGTAATTCTAATTTAGCACGAACAGCACGATTGTTGAAACTGTTCTTTACACCCTGGTGCAAGGGTTTGGGCCATTGATCAAATCCAGTCCAAGCATAGCCACTGTGTTCCTCATTTAGTGTAGGAATAAATTCACGATCGATCATTAGTACATAGGTGTTGTACTGGAAGTTTTGATCATTGCTGGTAAACAGCTCTAGAGGAATAATCTTTTTTATCTTAGGCGTAGCACCTACTTCTTCCTGTATCTCACGACTCAGTGCTTCAAAGGCTGTGGCATCCGTAGGCTCTTTACGACCACCAACTAGCCCCCAAGTACCAGCGGTCTTACCTTGTGTTCGTAAGAGAAACAAAAATCTGCGAGTATCTCGAGCTAGGAATAAACCTCCACTGCAAATGATTTGTTGAGTTGATGTTGTTTTAGCGTTCATTGTTTATCATAACACAAGACGCCATCCTAATGCTGGGTAGATGCCTTCAAAGCTCTTCGACCACTGATGTCCGTCCCACTTGTATTGTATACCTGTATATGAATTAGTTATGTAATGAACTTCAACCACATCAGCAGAATTGAATATCACATTCCACTTAACTCCATCCCACTGTATGATGTCATTGGCCAATGCTTGAAAGTCGCTTTGATCAGCATTTTTCCATGCCACAGGGCCACTATAACCAGGTTGACCATATTCTGATACAACATTGATATTTTCTAATATTAGATATGTAACATTAGTCACTGGTGTTCCTGGAGCAAATGTCTCAGGATTTATAATTGCATCTACAGTACCTAAGGGACGGTTCAGTAGGGCATTGTTGGCAGGTATAGTATCTGTATCAAATGTCAGCAACATTCTACGCTCATCATACGGATCTAAGCTAATGTAAGCAACAATTTCGTTACCGTTGGGCTTAGATAATCTCAGCTGACTGATATTTGCACGGAATTGACCAGGATATAAATCTAATAGTTTACGCCACGATACTGTATTGCCAGGCATCGTTGTATCACTTGAGGCTGTGTCTATTTCATTGGTCAACAAACCGGCCACACCATCTAATACCATTAATTCAAAATTGCCAGGTGTAACTACCACAGATTCAACTAGATTACCTAATCCAGGATAAACAGCATTAGGATCATCGTAGTCAGTTATGATAGTGCCTTGTTGATCAGCAAAAACATTAGCAATAATTTTAGTAATGACACCCATCTTCATAACTTTAGCAGGAGGTGTAATCCATATAGGTGTTGTAAATGTCATATTCATTATATCAATGTTTTGATCAACACCTTGGGGTATCTGACGACTAGTCCAACTTGTACTTTCTAATTGTAATACAGTTAAGCTAGTCCAGTCTATAAAGTTATCAGTAGTTTGAAGTTCTAGACTAGGATTAAACAAATACGCAATCTGTTCAAATATCTGCAACTTTTGTTCAGTATTAGTAGTCCATAAGTCTGCTACAAATGTTAATTTGTATGGACTTGGCATAATACGCTCTACAGTATATCCCAGTCCTTGAGTGTTCAAGTATTGACCTGTTGTTTCATCAAATTCGCGCTCACGAATTTGTACCTTACTGACAAATGTAGGATCTTGTAGTCGACTTTGGTCATAGTCTAGTCCTTTGATATAGCAAGCAATGAATGGTGCAGTAGGCATTACATTCTCTGAATTCTTTTTCAACAATGCACTGGCCTGACGACTAGGATCACCATACATTACTGGTATTTGACTTAACTTACCTGAGCTATCTTTCCAAGAAAAATTACTCATTAATCTCATGTACTGGGTTAGATATCGGCGTACTTGCCCCGAATAAAAATGATCCATTTTAGTTGTCCGCCTTGGGTTTTAATGCTGTATTCAATGCTTGTTTCTCTACAACAAGTTTTCCATTGATAGTAGCAGTTGTAGTATTGTTGATGAAACTGGTCTTCTGTGTTTGTCGTATCTGTGAGCCAAAGAAAGTTCCAGTACTAACATCCTGTGCACCAAACTGATTCATAGTCATGCGTACATTTTGTTCAGTCATAATCCATTTGCCGCCATCAAATCTGTACAAGACATTAGGAAGATAATCAACTCTCAAATAATATTGACCTATGCTAGGATCTGTAGGAAATTGTGTGCCTGATCCAAAGGCCGCACCATTTTTAGGTATAGTATTACCTGATGCATATCCTACATAAACTTGACCATTAGGAGTATTTAGAATCATGCTGGCATCCATGGTATCTATACTGGCATCATCTGTGACATCACTAGTAGGTGCATAACTTACTAGGCCTGTACTCGAACTTATGGGTATGACAAAAAACTGATTAGTATCATACCCGCTAACAGGTGCGTCTAATGCAGCCTGTGTAATAATCTGATCATTGATTTGTATACTTTGATTGTAAGTACTGAGTAAATCTTTTAGTGTAGTTCCGTCACCATTGCCTGCATCTTGTGCAAATATTTGACTGAATTCTTGACTGTCAATCAACGGTACACACTTGGCGCGAACTAAATGAGGATACCATGTTTGACTAAAACCATTGGCAGGACGAGTAACATCCTGCACAACATAAAATCTTTTAAGAGCAACAAAATTGTTGTCTAGAGCATATTCATCTTTTAAGTGAGGTAATTCTAGCACATCGCCAGGCATGATTTTACGCCCCAGCGTATCCACACAGTTGCGTAAATGAAAGTGCATTAATACTGTATCATTTTGTAGAAACAATCCAAACTGACTTAAATTAAAATCTAAATCAGCCATTGTATAAATTCCACGAATTGTATATACATCTGGCTCGTAGTTGCGATCGCGATTTTCCATGAACAGGACATCTTGTATGCCTAGTTCTGGAATAGGATTTGCACTGGTATTAGGAGTTGTAGGAGTAGATTCACCATCTTGCGGAGCAACTGGACCGAGGTATTTGTGAATAAAAATATCTGTACCACCAACCTGAAACTGCTCGTTGACCACGCGATCAATGAAGCGGAAGTCCGGCCCTTTCTCCGGTTTATAAAGTGATAATCTTGGGATTTTAGTTCTCCTGGTTAGTGTTATTTATCGCTAAATATCGATATGATAGACAACGACCCATCCTTAAATCAATACCAAGAAGTTATCGACTATATCAAAGCCATGTTAGGCTCGGGTATGGTAGATGTAGAATTGGATCCCATACACTATAATACTGCTATAGGTCGTGCCCTGGCAAAATTCCGTCAGC